AAACGAAAAACAAGCGCCGTTGGTGCGTTGTAACGTGGATAATGTTGGCTGGTGTGACACTCGAAAGCGTCGGCGTAACAAAGGCAGAGCCGTTATAATAAATCGGCGCGTCAGCACCGTTTACAAAATATAAAAAGTTGCCACCTGACGTTCCCATCATTGTTGTTTGCCACCGGGCATTTGTTTTGCCGGTAGCAATCGATGTTGATCCACCTGCTGCACTTGAGTCGTAAATAACACTACCCGCAGCACTAAGTAGCTTGCGCGTTACCGGCCCCGCATATTCCACTAATGTTTCTACAGCACCAGTGCCATTGCCGGTGCTATGCGATTCGTAACCGCTACGCAAATCGCAACTTGTGAGATTTGGAAACATATTATCAAGCGAAACCGCAAAATCTTCAGGCATATTTGCTAGGGAATCTCTTGCATTCCATCCTCTAACGGGCGCAGAAATGCTGACGCTTTGCGATGTTTCAACTCTTTGTGAATTATTTTTAATAGGCTGAAGCATGTTATTGATTAACTAAATTTAAAATCTTCTGGTCTAAGAAAAAGCGCTTGTTCCATTGGTGTAAAATCTGCAAATATTACAGCATTTCTAATATCTTTTTCGCCAGAAACATTTAATCTTCTTGGATCGTCTAAAGGAATACGAAGATCTAAATTTCCTTGATTGCCACTAATTCCAGCAGAAATATCTTGTGGA